CCGTTCTGCTCGGGCTGGCGCGCCGCTTCCTTGGCGGCCTTGGCCGCAGCCGCGTCGTCGATCTTCTTCTGCGCCTTGGCGGCCTTCTCATCTTCCTTGGCCTTCTTGGCGGCTTCGGCGTCAGCCTTCTTCTTCGCGATCTCGTCTGCCTTCGCCTTGGCTTCCGCAGCTTTGGCGTCCTTTGCGGCTTGCGCGTCGGCGGCCTTCTTGGTGGCAGCGGCTTCCTTTTCGGCCTTGGCAGCGGCAGCCTTCTCGGCCTTCTCCTTCGCCTTGGCGTCCTTCTCGGCCTGCTTCGCGGCAGCCGCATCGGCCTTGGCTTGCGCGTCGGCTGCGGCCTTCTGGGCGGCCAGTTGTTCGGGGATCGGCTGCGAAGCCGGCGCAGCGGCCTGCGCGTGTTGCGGGTGGTTCATGGTGTTCCTTCGGTTGTGACGTTGCTGCGTCGGTTGAATGCAGGACTCGTACTTTAGGGGTTGGCCTCAGAGTGGGCAACCCCTTTCTTCCATCAAGGCAGACGGGCTTTTTGCCAGTTGCCCAGCGAGGTTGACGACGTTGTTTTCTTGACGTTGTGCTTGGCCTCAAGCTCCGACATCATGGTCTTGCGCAGCGCCAGCACGGTCGGCAGTGCGGTCGGCTTACCAGCAGCTTCCCACATGGCGTCGGCAACCTGCCAAATAATGGCAGTGGTGCCGCCCTGGCGCGGCGCGCTGGGGGCCGCAGCCGGCCGGGGTGCTGGTACGGTACCGACGGCAGGGCGATCGCCCGCTGGCGGGGCTGCCACAGGGCTTGCCGCTGGCTTGGGGGCCTGCGTTGGGATGTGCTTCATGCGCAGCGGCACGTACGTGAACGCTTCTTCCAGCATCTGGGGCTTCATGCTTCCCTTGAGGTATCGGTAATGCCAGTCGTCATTGTCCGCAATGCTATCGGCTTGCATCAAGGCTTCGTACGGATCGGCATCGACTTGCGGCAGGTCGGGCACGTTGTCCATGATGACTTGGATGGTGCCGCCGCGTCCGAAGATGCTGTCGACGCCGAACGTGTTGCGGTACAGCAGTTTGAGCTCGAGGTCAGTGAAGCGAGCATAGGTGTACTGCGAGCAGCCTTCGCCCAGCAGGGTAGCGCACTCGTTGAGCTCGATGTGGCAGAGGCTCGACAGCAGCCGCTGGTTCTCGTGCGCGTATACGAAGCGCATGTTGGTAAGGTCGATGAGGACGTGCATATGGTCACCTCGTGATCTTCAGTTTGTCCGCTTGCACGGGTCGGTGCAGCGCGAAGCCGGTTGCCCGGCCAATTTCGTAGTTTACTTGGCGCGGACTTGGCGACCCTTGATGCCCATAAACTTGCGCCACTGGTAGAACTCGCACGACACGTTGTTCCGGTTCCAGTTGTTGACCGTGGCGATGGTGTCGAGATCGGCGGCGACCGGCATGTGCGTGGCGTGCACCGCGTCCAGGGCGGCCCACACTTGGCCGCACAGGGTGCCTGCGCTCGGTCGCTTCACGCCGTTTTGCTCGGCGCGGTTCTTTTCGATGGTGTAGCCGCGATTGACGTCATCGCGCTTGTAGCCGATGCGCACCTCGCGGCCCGTCGCCATGCTGTAGGTCTTGCCGCAGCCGCCGCAGGTCTGGCTCACGCCCTCGTTGGCGGCGGTTTGCTTGGCGTGGTCGGCACCGCACAGCGGGCACGTATCGCCGGCTTGCACAGCCTTGTCGGTGCGTTCGGCAGGGGCGTCGGGGTCGACCACCTTGCCGTCGCGCACGACGGTGCTGGCAGCCGTGGCAGCGGCGGGCACGGGGGCGCCACCGAGGGCGCTGAACACGCTGAAGCCGCCCATGGCAGCCGGCGCGTCGGGGATGGCGTGCTCGACGCCTTCGGTAGCCGCTTGCACGGTGACCGGCGTGTCAGCTGTAGTGATTGCCGGGGCATTGACCCGCGCTTCGGCGGCAGCCTGCGCAGGCGAAACGTGTGCCTCGATTTCGCGCATGATCGAACGATCCACGGCACCCGCCAGCTTGTCGATCTTGATCGGCTCGCCGGCCTCGTTGGTGTACGTGCCCCATTCGCCGTCGACTTGCGTCAGGTACAGCGGCACATCGTCTTCGGCGACCTTGCTGGTCTTGACCAGAAAACGCTTGGCGTTCGACTTGGCTTGCGGCTTGAAGTGGATGACCGGATGAATCAGGGTTTGCGCTTGAGCTTGCATGGTGGGTACTCCAGTGATTGGCGGGTTACACCGGCAGCGGTTGCAGCCGGATGAGTTGCACTGTATAGAGCTCTTGACAACCACACAAGCCGATATTACAACTTGTTACATCCCGTCTACCTAGAATGGAATATCGTCATCCATCAAGTTGCTGGGCACCTGCGGTGCCGGTGCAGCGTTCGGTACCACTATGTCAACCACCTTGCCGTCGTCTAGCTGCGTGCCGAACGCCGTGCCGTCGAAGCAGTATTCCATGATCTCAGGATATTTCTTGTTGATCCACACCCGCAAGTGCGTCGGCGGTCTTAGCCCGCTGGCAAGTTCGATCGCTTCGCGCGTCTTGCTGGGCACCTGTTCGCTTTCATGCGAACGCTGCTTCCACCATTTCTCGGCCTTCTTACGCGCATAGCCTTGATGTTCGATGCACACGTAATCGTAGAACGCCTTCGTCAACCCGCTGTAGTATGACACCTTCAGCATCTCCGGCGCCCCAGCCTTCATGTGGATGCTAAATGTCATATGGTCAACCGGAAACACTTCGGTGATCGGCAGATCAACCTTGATGAGTTCGGCCGTGCCCGCCGTCTGGTCGAGCTTGTGCATGAAGATGAATTCGTGCTTGCACTCGGGGCAGATCTTGAGTGTTGCGTGGACATATGTCTCACACGAAGGGCACAGCTTGACTGGAGCTTCGCCAGTGCCTTCGCCCTTCTTGCGCGGGATGACGGGGTCGTTGATAGGCCCAAGGCGCAGACTGTTTCGCGCGAAGTCGAGCACAAGGCAGTCTTCCTTTCCTTCCCAGGGGCGTGTCCCCCGCCCCAGCATCTGCACCCACAGCACAGTCGACATGGTGGGCCGCAGCATGACAATCATGTCGATGGCAGGGTAGTTGAAACCGGTTGTGAGCACATTGTTATTGACCACACACCGCACAGCCCCGGCCTTGAAGGCTTTAATGTTGTCGTCCCGCTGCGTGTCCGACATGGGGAACGCTTTGGTATTGCTGTGCACGCAAACGGTGGAGACGTCCATCAAGTTTAGCATATCTGCAATCTTGTGCGCGTGTTCGATGCCGCTGGCAAAGATTAGCCAGTGCTTGCGGTCGTGCCCGTGCTCCATGCACTCGCGCAGTGCAGCTTCTGTCACCTCGTCTTTGTTTACCGCAAGTTCAAGCTTCGCCTTGTTGAACTCGCCAGCAATCAGGCCCACGCCATCGGTGTCGATCAGCGCCTTCATCTGCTTCGGCACCAGCGGCGCAAGGAAGCCTTGTTCAAGCAACCAGTTGAATGCCTTCATGGTTGTCATGTCGAAGCAGACATCTGTGAAAATGCCGTCTTCGGTAATCTTCCCATGCCCCAGCCGGTACGGGGTTGCCGTCAGGCCAATCACCTTCAGCGCCGGGTTGCGTAGCAGCAGCTCTTCAATGAGTGCCTTGTACATCGTCTCTTCGGTAGGATTGACGAGGTGTGCTTCGTCAATGATGATGAGATCAATGCGCCCGAACAAGTGCAGCATCTTCACAATCGAAGCAATGCCGGCGAATGTGATAGGGTAGTACGTCTCTTTCTTGCCGAGGCCGGCACTGAAGATACCGGCCGGGGCCTCGGGCCATAGTTCCTTTAGTTCCGCATGGTTTTGGGCGACCAATTCTTTCACGTGCGTCAGCACTAAAATGCGTTGGCTGGCCCACTGGCGCAGCACAGACATCAAAAACATGGCAATGACCAGCGCCTTGCCCGTGCCCGTGGGCAGCGCAATCACGGGATTACCTTTTTTCTCCCGAAAATAGGCATAGATCGAGTCATGCGCCGCAACTTGATAGTTGCGCGGAACCTTAGTTAGTCCCATCAACGCACCTCGTAGTGGCTGCACCCCTTGAGCTGGGTAGCCTTGTTAATCGGGCCGGGTGCCACCGGATTGACGCACACCCAGGTGCCGTCGGCAACGGGTTCGCTGAACCGGCACGTCCGGCAGTTCACTTCCGGCACCGCCTTCAGGTGGCAGACTGGCTTGTGGTTACACCACTTACACCCGTACCAGCCCGGTGACTCACTCAGCTTCTTAGGCGGATCGGCCATCATGATCACCTGCCGCCCACGCTGCAAGAACTGGTCAGCGAAGTCGGCATCGAGCAGAACGATCTCAGCGTAGATGTCGTCGGTGTTCTTGTTGACGGCCATGTACAGCCCGCACATGATGCCCATCTTGCGCATGTACGTCTGCATCTGCACAAAGTGTTCGAACTTGGCGGCGCGCACGCCTTTGCCGTCGAAGGGCAGTTGCGGTTCGCGCGGGTCGCATAGGCCGGCGTGTACCTTGCGCCAGGATTTGCCAGCGAGTTCATCAAACGACGTTTCACCGTGCGTCTTGAACTCAAGCAAGCTGGGGCCGCCAGGGTTGTCGGGTACGCCGATGCCCACGCCGTCGCCGCTGCCGCCCAGGTGGCCGCCTAGCTCGCTGATGCGGTACTGCTTACCTTCGGCATCCTGCTGGTAGACTTGCACCCCGATCATAAGAAGCAACGCAATGAACCGGGCTTCTTCAAGATGTCCACGGTTGAATAACCGAAGCGTCTTGCCGTTGAACTTGCCCTTGTGGTACCAGTGGAACCCGTACCACAGGTCGCGCGCGCATTCGCCGCCCAGCAGTGAGGCGCCCAGGTGTGACCGAAAACCTTCTTCCGGTTCGTCACGGTAGGCGTCCGACATGTGTGGAAACACCTTGCCTTCAAGACCGCGAAACTTAGCGCCTTGGTCGGCTACGAGCGCCGCTTCGATAGCGGCGAGGGTGTTATTTGCGAGGCGGATGGCTGTCACGGGAGTCCTGACCACATACTTGACGGCGCAACGAATCCTTGTCGCGCACGGAATCTCTGCCGAACCAGAACGCCATGCAGCGTTCGGGTTCGGTCTTGGGTGCCGGGCAAGCGGCCGGCACAGGCTCAGCGAGCCGTTGCTTCCACTGCCCGACAGCGAACCCTAATTCTAGCAGCGCGTACGTATACGCGCACACTGCGATTAGGGCAAATGCAAACGATCTCGACATCGTGCACACGCCTTGTTGACGAGACGCAGCGACGGTTCATCGCAGTGCTCGCATTCGCCGGGTGTACCGGCAGGAATAGCCGCAGCACGTTTTTGCGCTGCGGCTATTTGTGAAGCGAGGACAGGGCCGTTGACCTCTTGGTCGGCCCGATCGTCGACGCTCACGTGGGCGTGGCCTTGTTGAAGTCTTCGGCCGCCTTGTCGGCGCGTGCCAGCGCGTCGGCGTCGCTATACTTGTTCGGGTAGCGCTTGCGGAGCTTGTCGATGTTGTGCTCGAGTGCGGCCTCGAACTTGACCTCGTAGATCTCGCTCAGGTAGGCCAGCGACGTGATGAACAGCGCGAGGTTCTGCTTCAGCTTCTCCTCGTTGAGCGTCTTGCTGTAGATTGCATTTGCCTTGATGATCGTGAGGATCTCGCCGCTGAATGCGACGGCGCACTCGTGCACGGCGACGGGGCTGCGGGTGCTGGATGCCTTGAACAGCGGGTAGCTGAGGTCGCGGATGGCCTGCTGGTCCCACACGATCAGCTCGTGGAACTGCCAGCCCAGGTGCGCGCACGCGAGCTGTGCGTACCACGCGGCGTCGCCGATCTCTTCCTGGATGTTGGACAGGCCGCCAGTACCCGAATGGGTGGCGGTCTCGAGATCCATCCAGATGCCGTTGACCGTCTCGGCCAGTTCGCCGATCTCGCTGCCGATGCCCAGCGCAGCGTGGATCAGGTTCATTTCCAGAGACGGAAACATCTTGGCCGTGCGCATGGCAAGCGGCTGGTATTCGTGAAACTTCATGTTGATGTCTTTCGAAGTACAGATGAATTCGGGGCGCAAGGCCCCGGCACGTTCGAACGCTGACGCGGCCGACTTACAGCAGGTTGCGCAGGCGTTGCAGGAACCCGTGATACACGGCCACTTCGTAGTGACCGAACTGGCTCAGGTGTTGCTCCATCTCGTCCAGCACATCGTGGCCGGCGTGACGCACCTTGGTTTCGACGGCGTTCGCCGCATCCTTGCCGTCGGACTCGACGGTACCGGCCAGCTTGTCCGCATCGGCCTTGATGTCGGCCAGCGTCTTGTCAACGATGGTGCCGCCCTTCGGTTCGTTCTTGCTCTGCGTGTCTTCCTGGCCCTTGCCAGCGTTCGGATCTTGCTCGTCCATGTTGGACTCCTTAAAGTTGAGGAAAGAACCCGGCCGAAGCCGGGTAGCACGGCGTCAGCCCCAGGGCGGCGGCTGGTTCGCGGCCGGGTTGCCGCCGGGTTGCGGCTGTGCGAACTGCTGTTGCGGCTGTTGGACCGGTTGCTGCGGGGGCTGCCACGGCTGGCCGCCCTGGGGCTGTTGCCACTGCTGACCCTGGGCGGGCTGCTGGGGCTGTTGCGGCGGCTGGTAGCTGGGTTGCCCTTGAGCCGGTTGCTGCGGGGGCGCATAGCCTTGCTGCGGGGCCGGCTGGCCGCCCTGTGCGGGTGCCCAGTTGCCCGTCTGTGCCGGGGGCGGGAAGTTGGCAGGCATGCCGGGGTTGACAGCCTGACCGGCCGCAGCAGCGCCATTGACAGCCGTCTGGTCATTGACGTTGCGATACGCGGAGATCTCGTTGTTCGCTTCGTACTCGCCGGTTGCCGGGCGAACCTTGAGCTTCAGCTTCAGCGGGCGGCCGTGCAGCATGTCGGTAGACTGCACCAGCCCGACAGCGCCGACAGCATGGCAGATGGCGGCGAGATCCTTGTATGCAATCTCGACCGCCTGCGGATTGTTGTTCTTCACGTTTAGACGCGCGAACACCTTGCGGCCCTTGTACTGGCCGTCGAGAATGTCGAAGCGCAGCTCGAGATACATGCCGCTGCCGTCCTTGGTGGGCTTGGAATCGGACTGATCCATTGCCGCGATATACCAGCCGGCAGGCATGGCGTCCATGACGCCAGTCGACGGGACGACAGACGTACTGTCGAAGTTGATTACGACGCCCATGGGGCATTCTCCTTTTTCTAGGGCTTAAGAGCGGTGCCCATGACTTACCGCATTTTGATTCAAGTGCGCGTGTACAGATCGATTCCGCACGTCGTGTACAAGGCGTGCGCAAACGCGTTCCAGGCATTGTTGGGCGGGGTCGGCAATGCCACCTCGCCCATGATGCCGAAGCGATTGCCCGCCGTGTACGACGGCGTACGGGACAGGGCCAGCATACGACCCTTGTTTTGCGAAGTGGCACGAGTCATGCCCTTCTTGTCATCGCTGCTGATCAGAAAGACGGGTTCGTACAGGAAGCCAATCACATCAGCCCACTGCGTCATCAGTTCCCTCTTGCCGTACGTCTTGCTATTCTTCGGGCTGTGCAACAGCAGGTCCCAGCTGTCATACTCGCCGGCCGTCGGATCAGACACCTTGTTCGAGAAGACGTGGCAGGTGAAGACGGTGTTGATGCCAGCGTAGACTGCTAGTTGGTCAAGTGTCTTCAGTACCGTGTCGAAAATCGTGTTCGACAGCGTGTACGCCTTGCCGTAGCCACCGTGAGCGCTTTCCATCGTGCTCGTCTTGGTCTTGGCCGTGTCGATGCGCAGCACGTAGTCGTGAATCATGCGCTCGAGGGCCGTGGCGCTGTCAAAGGCGATGGTACGGTATGCGAACTGGCCGCGCTGGGCCATGGTCGTCACTTCCTGCAGAAACAGCATGAAGTCTTCGTACGTCTGGATCATCGGGGTCTTGTCACAGGTAAGACCTGCGTAGCCGACTTCCAACGGTACCAACAGAACACCCGGCGCACCGGCGCAGAACGTCGACTTGCCCATCTTTTCGAGACCCGCAACGACGACGCGAATACCGGCACGGGAAGGACCCCTTGTGACTTGCTGAAGGAAGCTCATGTGGTCAGCCTTGCAGATCGATGTTGAGATGGGCGCCGCACGCGGGGCACTGGCCTTCGCCGTGAACGTGCTCGATGATGGGCATTGCCTTGTTGCCTTTGAGGGGAGTCATTTCACCCCGCAGCTCCTCGATCATGCGCTGCACGATGGGTGAAGGATATGGAAACGCATGCTCAGCTTCGCGCACCAGCTCTTGCCGGGTCATGGTACCCGCAAGCATGGGGCGGCGGGTGGCGGTCAGAATCGCTTTCATGACATGTCGCTCTCTGCCCGCAGGCTTTGGAACGTGGGGAAGCGCGGCTTGTCCTTCTTGCCGTGGGCGAATGTCTTAAACTTGATTACCTTGCCGACAATCTCGCCGGGGTGAGCCAAGTAGTGTAGCCGCTCGGCATGGGTCATGCAGCCGGCAGCCACCGTGATGTCCTGTCCCGTCTTCAAGTCCTTGCACAGCAGCGCACCGACTTGGCCGTTCGGAATCATGTTGTCCTGGTGCGAGCTGCGTTCGGTCTGCCCCAGCTCATTGACCGTAGCCGGATTGCCGTTCATGTTGCCTTCGACCAGCGCGGTCACCGTAGCCTCTTCCTCGCTAAACCGCTTGATACGCGACAGGTTGGACTCGGTCGGCGTGCATCGACCAGACTTGTACTGGGCGTAAGGATTGCGAAGGATAGATCCTTCGTATCCTAGCTCGAGGTATTGCGCGTCAATAGCTTCGATGTCGTCGACGTTATATGCCACCTTGTACGGCACCAGCCGCAAACGTGACCACAGCAACGGTTCGTTCACTTGCAGCGTCGCCATCCGGTCTTGCAGCCGCGCGTACCGTTCGCAGTAGGACAGTTCTGCGCCATCCAGTTGAATGAAATCGAACAGCCACCACAGCGAGTAGGGCTCGCCTTCGATGGTACCGACCGCGCTGGTTGTGCGCCGGCACAGGTCCGGAGCGGTCTCTGACCAGCTTGCCAGTTCGCCGTCCATGCCCAGCGTGAGGTCGTGCGTGAAGAACCCCGTAGTGAACTTGTTCTTGTGCCGCTTGAACGAACGGCCCGTCAGCACACCCTTGAAGTTGAGGGCACGGACGCCGTCGATCTTCGGCTGCACCCACTGCGGAAAACAGAGCTTCTTCGCGTCCCAGTCACAGGCGAGCATGGGCTTCTGCCTGTCGAAGAACGCCTGTTCAAATGGGCTCATTACTGGCCTCCTGGCTTGCCGCTGCGTCGTCGAACGCCTGTTGCTGCACCGATCGCGGCGCGAGCTGGCCGGCGCGCGCCATGCGGCCACGGTTGAGGAAAGTGATGAGCGCCGCAGCCTGCATATCGTTCAGTGGCACCCGCTCAGCAAAGCACGGCAGCATGTACAGATGCGACGGCGCCTGCCGCCCTCTGAACGTGGACGTTGCCACGCGTTCTCGCATGCCACCGTGCAGCAGGGCCAGCGTGCGGGCATCACTGAGCCCTGTAGGCAGCGGCGCGCGGGCACGCTGCATGCGCTCGAACATCGCCTTCGACTTAGCGATGACCGCCTGGGCTGCCGCGTTGCGGCGCGCCAGCTCTTCGGGGGCAACGTTGCGGATGTCGTCTGGTTCCATGCTTTACATCAGTAGAAAGAGAACCAGCATAACCGAACCGCCGATCCAGTGGCCGGTGCTGAAAAGGATGACGCTCGTCGTCACGTAGACGACTGCTGATATCTTGGCTGTCATTGCGCGATAAATTCCTGGTAGATCTTCATCAGGCCCGGCAGGTGCGGTTCGATGAGCTCGAACGTGCCTTTGGCGTACGCTTGCGCTTCCACCTGGGCGTGGCTGTGGTAACGAAGCCGCAGGAAACTGAACATCAGGTTCCGTAGGTTCATCTTCATCATCCAGTGCGTGTAGTGGTTGACGTGAAGGAACATGCGGGCATGCTCCGGTGCCACGCCGCGAGCCAACGCCATCTTGTACAGCGCATACCCGTTCTCGCAGTCCATGTTGAGCTCTTGGCGGAACCAGCCCTGCGTGACTTCGTCCAGGTTGTCTTCCTGGCCTTGCTTGGCGTTTGGTGCCTTGCCGCCCACGACGGCCGGGATGTACCACTGCTCAGGAAGCGTGATGTACCGGCCGCTGGCCTCGTTGATCGTCTGGGTGCGCTGGCGCACGAACTGGCGGGCCACGAAGATCGGCAGCTTCATCTCGAGCCACACTTCGATGATCTCGAACGGCGTGTCGTGGTGGTGCTGCGCGAGGTAGCGCGTCAGCTTCATCTCGGCGTCGTAGCCGCGCTCCTGGTCCTGGCCTTCGAACGACAGGCGAGCCGCGTTGGCGACGTCGGTGTCGTCAGCGTCGAAGGGGCGAAGCATTGGACGCTGGTCAAGGCTTGCAATATTGATGTCCCAGTGACGCCGCGTCGGCCCGGCGAGGTTGCGCAGCTTGACGAAACCGTGGTCTAGGACGGCGATCTGGTTAGGGTTGGCGTGGATCACTTGAGTTCCTTGAGTTCTTCAACAGCGGCGCCGATGGCTTTGCCGAGTTCGTGTTCACGCAAGCGAAGGTAGCCTTGTGCGTGGTCCAGTTGCGTGCCGCCCATGCCTTCGGCAAGGTCTTCTGCAACCTCACGCGACAGATGATAATAATCGACTGCCCGGCACAGTACGGCAGCGAGAAGGAATCCAAGACGATTGCTGCCCATCTCACCACCCTCCGCCACTGGTGTCACAGCCACCACTACTGGAGCCAAAGTCGATGCCGGAACTGGTGTCGGGCGGCGGTGCGGCGCAGTAGTCGGAGGCGGCGGGGGCAGGCGGTGCATAGCTTTGTTCCAATGCGGCGTACAGCGGGCTAATGGGATTGAGAGGCGACTCGATGTCCGTCAGCGGGTTGTACGGGGCCGGGCTGAAGGTAGTGCGACGGTCGTCTGCCACACGCCGGCCCGTGCGCCCTGGCTGCATGTTGGGCACCAGCCGGCGCGGCTGGGCTTCTTCGGCGCGCGGCGCCGGGTCTTTCCAACTCGGATCAGGTTGGTAAAGCCCAGTCGGTGCCATCACAAGCGGCTTGGGCATCTGGCCGCGCCACGGATTGGCTTTGGGCGGCTGCGACAGGCTGTCCACGAACGCTTCGACGGGCGACTTGCGCTTGCTGAACAGCCGCTTGATCCATCCGAACATGTCAGGCTCCTTGCGCTTCGAGCGCAATGCGTTCCAGCGTGTCGCAGGCATCGAACAGATCGCTGCCGGCTTCCGGATCGCAGTTGAGGGAACGGTCGAACACGCGCTTGACGCGTGCGATGTCTTCGGCACCCGTCACGGCGATCAGGACCGCGTGCTGGCCGGCAGGGTTGGACTTGGGGTCCAGATGGGTGACTTCGATACTCACAGCTGGATCCCCGGCACGGGCGGGTTGTTGACCACACCCGTCGCCTGCGCGGCGGCCAGCGAAGCGATCGCTTCTTGCTTCTTCTTTTCGGCGGCCGGAAGTTCGATTTCCAGCTGCGGCGACTCGGGCTTGATGGTCAGGCACTGGTCGAAGACCTGTTGCTGTTCGGCCGTCAGGGTGTTGTACACCTTCTTCTCGAGCTCCCACTTCTGGCGGATGCACGCTGCGGCGCCAATGCCGGCCTCGCGGAACTTGTCGGCCATGGCCTGGAACATGCCGTAGTCCACTTCACGCTTGATGGTGTTGGTGAACTTGAGCTGCCACCCATTGTTGAGCGGGAACTTGTTGGTGCCTTCCTTGGGGGTGGGGAAGAACGACGCGACCAACCGTGCACGCAGTTCCTTCTCCTGAAGGATGAGAGCCGTGGGCGTCAGCCGCGCGATCTCCACCTTGAGGGCTTGCCACCGCTTCAAGTCTTCCAGCGTGGCCGGGGGTTGCCGAGGGATGTCAACCATCTGATTCTCCGTATTGCTCACCGGGTGCTCCTGTGTGGTGTAGCCGTTAGGTTAACTTAACAGCCACACCGAGTCAATGCTTCCTGTACGCCTTTGAAAGTTCAAGTATGCGGTACGCCTTGCCGCTAAACCCGTATTCGGACGCAAGCTTGTCCTTGCTGATCTCCCCCAGGTACCCACTGTCGACCATGTTGCGCAGCGCTTCGTCAAGTGCGCGGATGGCGCCTAGCGGATGCTGCACAAACGAAGGCGTCTTCTGGCTCCGGATCTGGAGGTACTTGCGCGGGATGATGCCGTTCGCTTTCAGCGCCTTGGGGACGTTGTAGCTGTCGGGGACTTCTTGAGTGAGGTAGTCACTGAAGTACGTTTGGAGCTTCTGTTCGCGGCTGTGGTCACTGATGCCGACATCGCCTTCGTTAAGGCGCCGCGTCATGATGGCAATGTCGTTGCGGATGGCTTGCAAAGCCCATTGCACATGGTGTATTTCAATTCTAGGAAACGCAGGGTTGTCCGGAATTGCAACCAGTGCAGCCAGTCGCATCATCTTCAGGTGCGCCCGGTTCCACATCTGTCGATGCGGCTCGTTGGTGCGCGTGCTGTTGATCTGCATGTCGCACTCGAGGTTGAATGCGTGCATGGCTTCAACCGCCGCATCGGCGGCGCTGAGTAACTGGCACCCGTGCGACCGGTCAACTGCGGCTCCGACTAGCGTTGCCAAGTGATTAGCGACGTCGACCGACATAAAGTTGACTGGGTTGTAGTTGATGGGTGGCCGGTCCCCATCGTACTCAACGATCAGGAAGCGCGACAAGAACCCGTCAGCCATCATGCTTTCGGTCAATGACTCGTAGAACGTGCTGGGTGTGGTCTCGCCAATCATGCTATAGGCCACACCGTTCACACTCGCGACGTTCTTTTCCTTATCGCTATACGCCATGCCGCCGACGATTGAGCCGAACGCAGACTTCTGGTATAGGTCAGTCATCACTGTACGCAACGACGACAACGGCCCACTCGTTTTGTTCTCGTCGCCAGCCATGGCCGCCAGCGTCTTACCCCATTCACCGCTTACGTTAACGAACGACGTTTTCATTGCCACAGCCTTAGTGAGCGCTGGGCCGCTGACGAACTTGCTAAAGTCTACGAAGTCTTGGACTTTTGGTTGCCCCATCTGCGACAACTGCGCAATGATCTTGCTCACCCCGCTGTGCATGGCTTCCTTGCCCACCGCACTACGGGCCACCAAGACGACGTACATATTAAGGCCAGAACCGGGGATGTTGTATGCGCGCCCCAGAATCCCAGCCAGCAGGCCGATAGCGGCCACGATGGACACCTCACGCACAGGGCGCGGGCTGCTGTGGTAAATGAACTGTGCCAGTTGACCCATAAGTCCGGGCGGCCAATCGAGCGCAACGGCCCCCGCTTCGGACTGCCCTGCCTGCGCAGCGTGCCCCATTGCCTGTACTACCCCAGCAACCCCCGCAGCCGGGGCACCAGCAGGCGCCAAGCTCGCTATCAACGCCTGTGCCTGGGCCTGCCCGTGCTCACTCGCTACACGCTCGCGTTCCTGGCGCGCACGGATAATCTTCAACGTGCGGTCAATGTACTTGTCGTTCTTGTTGATCTTGTTGTTCTTGCGCGTGTCCTTGCCCAACGCGGTCATGCGGAACAACCGGCGCACTTGTGAGTTCGCTGCGCTCTTGTAGCACAGCATGGACAGCAGGGCTAGGTCGGCTTCGGACCCACTGGGAAAGCCCATGCCCTGCCAATCGCCCTTGCACAGTTCGACATACTTGTCGCCGTTCGACTGTGCCGTAAGCGACTCAACGACATCCGAGTCCGTGAGCTCTTCATCAAGCTCAACCAACTCGATCTTGTCGTCCTGTTGCGCATCGCGTATGCGGTTAACCAGCGCCAGCACCATCTGGCACACCGTCTCGTCCGCCCGAATAGGCTTGTCGAGCACGATGTCGCCCGTGCACACCAGAAAGCGCTCCTGGCAGTAGACTTCAACAAACTCGCGCTTGACGCCCTGGCCGAAGCCCGGCGCCTTGACCCAGATGTGCAAGCCCTGGCCCGACTGCGAGCGTTCGGTGTAGGACTCGAACGTCCCCATGATCATTGCGTGGCCCTGCACCACCTCCGAAGGCGTCCACTTGGCCGGGTCAGCACAGTTGGTCTGGTTCTTGACGTCCAAGTCAATGCAGACAAACGGGTCGTCCGCAGACACGCAATAGCCGATGGCTAGGCCGTAGTGCAGCGCCGCGCCGCACGCTACGTCAAACGACAGCCAGTTGGCAGGCGCGTGCGCATCGCAGCGCACCGGGCGCCCTGCCGCATCCAATCCTGTCGGAACCTTGAGGTCACCCTGTGCATCCGGCGTAGCGAGCAACCATTGCGCCCGCGCCTTCAACTCTTCAGGTAGCCGGCCCCATTGCGGGGGTCGTTTCATGCCGGCACTGCGCTCCGACGACGGTGCAACACCAGCTTCCACGCGTCGATGTACGGTTGCAGCGGCCCGCGTTCCCAGATATAGAGCTGGCCGTCGTTGACCACAATGGCATTGGGCAACAGCCCTTGCTTGCGGGCATACAGCAACCCGGTGCGCGACACGCCGACTTCCTGCATGAGGGCGGTGCTTGTGATGTACACACTATCGAAATGAGCTTGCGCAGGATTGGTAGACATACGGATGCCAGATATGAGCGCGGGAGGTGCAGTGTAAGCGTAAGCCTACAAAAGTCACAATAGGGACGCTATGCGGGCCGCCTGGGGGCTACAGGTGCAGGGTCGCACGTTTCGCGCATCAACTGGGCTTGGGATTCGCGCATGCGGTAGTCGTGATCGACTTTGGCTTGTTGATGTCGTGCACGGCGTTCCTGGCACGCCTTCACGTACTGGTCGTATGTTTCCTTGTACGACAACGCCCTATCTACCTTTTGTTGCTGAACAGCGTCACGCAGCAATTGGTTCGTGTATTTGGTGGCCTGTTCAGCAGTAGCCTCGGATTCATGCCAATAGTGCAACATCTTGTCCACCGTATCGCAGATGTCGTAAGGCCCTTGGCCGTGCTGGGTGCCGGCGAGCTGAATGATATTATCGAAGTTAATATACGGGTAGCGCAACAGCGTATTGCGGAGAGCAGACATGAACAGTTGATCGGCAACGAGTGCCGTATTACGTTCCATATCTTGCTGGCGCAGCAATGCGAAGTTGGAATTGTCCGCATTTTGCTCAGGGGTGAAATTGGGGGTCCAGCCGATTTGTTGGTGGAAAGGCAAGCGAGTGCGCATGATAAGAACCAAGTGATTGAAGTGGGTGTTTATGTTAGCACGGGAATGAGCAGACTAATGTTGATAAATGGGTAGGGAGGGGCCTAGGCCGGGGATATATAATGGGTAAAACCGAGCATTAGCGTACTAAACAGGCCGAAAATAGCAGAAAGTAGTGCGTTGCCTATATCATACTAAGATACCCATACAGGGAGAGGGGGGTGCACACCCCAATCTCTCTCTGGCTATCAGCCTCTCTATACTTGTAAAAAAAATAATAATTTACTATATACAGTACACAACCCATAGGCATCTGCCGATTAGCCTGCTGGTAGCCGCATAGCACATTGGTTCCACTCGACCGACATGACGATCGTCTAGCCACCGCTGCGCCAGCACAGCCCGCCGCATGCATGTGGTCAGCAAAAAGCCGCCCGAAGGCGGCCTTGCATTAGTAGTCGACCCAAGTGGTCTACAGATGATCGTCATGGGCCTTCAACTGGCGTGCCGCGATTACCGCGCACACGATCCAGTCAGCCGGCTGCGGCGGCACGAAGGTCGTATCGCCAGCGAGCTCAGCTTCGGCTTTCTGAAACTCTTGCACGAACGATACGGCTGCCGCGTACTCGGTAGGGTTGGGCAACGCAAAGGGCTTCCCCTGCGCATAGCCGTCGGCATGACCAGCTTTCCAGCCAGCAAGCCATGCGTCGTGCCAGCCTTGCACAAAGCCCTTGCGTTCGGCCTTCTTAAGACGTCTTCGATAGCTATTGCCGCTCATGTTTGCTCCTGGTTGTCCAGCAACTGTACCACAGCTTGATGCCGGCACAACGCCTGAACGACCGATACACCGTGGTCACAGCAACCAACCAGGAGCCACTCCATGCCCCGCCGCTTCACCAAGGTCCACACTGCCAACGGATACGCCGCGATGGGCAAGTCCTTGCGCCGCCCGCATATCGCCGGCGCCGGCAAGTCGAAGGGCGACATCAAGGCCGCTATCGAAGCCGAGCGCAGGAAGGCTTCGCGCATGGCGCAGGCCAGCAAGAAGAAGTAGTCAGCCTGCCGCCGTCAAGTTGCACCGTACTGCTAACCGGCTTACAGTGCAACCAACACGAAGCGCAAGGCGAGTGTCCACTAGGCGGCTATGCACCGTGGTGGGTACTCGGCAAGCCGAAGGGCATTCGCCTTGCACTTCAACAGAACATAACCAGCACCATCGCACAACAGCCCGTAGGCTTGGCGCCGCAGCCTTCACAGGATGCACGCCCGGCCAGCTCGTCACGGGACACCCCGCCCAGGGGTAGGTGACCATCACAAATCTGGGACATCGCATCATACGTGGGCCATGCTTGCACATGTCCTGCGACCTGCCTATGCAAGTAGGCCGCGCATGGTGGCGCAAGTCACACGTCACAGGGCAATGCCGAGTATGCGCCGGCTACGAAGCGCCCTGTGACACCCGCTCTTTCACAATTCGAGAAGATTGAATGCTTTAGCAGGGCGCTTCGCGCTCTGTAAGTGGTCGTCGTGGCATGCAAGGTAGATTAACCGGAAGTACACCGGCCAAGCTGCCGGCATGATTCTGGAGGAGGCGCTCAGGTCAGTCGCTTGGCTGCGTAGATGGTACCAATCTGCGTATGCGACAAGAGGCGTTCTGCTAAAGCATTCATTGAACGTTACGGTGGGCGGCTTGCCCGCACCCAGTGATGGGCACGGCAGCGCCAAGGGTGGGCTGTCCACCGTAACATTTATGCGAGCACTGCATCTGAACCTGCGTTACCGAGCGCGTGGAATCTCCAATCCTGAGAGGGATCGAGTTGCCACCATGCGTCACGGGCTGGGCGGTGCTCGCGCCAAATTAGTCCGCCTACAGGCCACCGGGTTATGCGTGGTAGGTTCGTGCGGACAAAAGCGGTCGAGAAGCAGAATCCGCCGAACGACGCCGGCCGCAACCGGCACCGATGTGTCGCGCCCTTGAGGAAGGCGCGTAATAGGCCGCCTCGCCGTGGACGTAAGTCGCACGGAGAAGGCCATCCAATTTCGTCGAGCGGTGCAATGGTGCGCCGAGTGGTCGAACGCAGGCATCTGTCAGAAGGCATGCGTTCGGCGTAGCTGTAGGGCTGGCAGCCTTGTGCGCAAGCACCAACAGTCCATTCAACACTCGCGGCAGGTTCGATTCCTGCGCTCGACACCTTACAAACCGCAAGGCCACCGCGTCAAGTGTGGTCACAACTCCCTAGCTAGGAACCTGAAATGAAACTTTCCCTCCTCATCGTGGCGGCACTCACCAGCGTCGCCAGTGGCGTCACCACGGCCAGCTTCAACGCCACGGTCGTGGACAGCGAAGGCGCACAGCACACCGGCACCGTCTCCGCCAGCACCCTGACGCCAAACCCGGACGGTTCGTCCACGCTCGTGACGACGCTGGTCTTCGCAGACGACATCCCGGTCGGCGGCTTCACGGGTTCGGTCCAGACCGTCGACAGCACGGGCGCGGCGCTGGGCGCGGCGGTCAGCTACAGCGGCACCGTCTCAGCACCCGCCCCCAGCCCGACGCCGGTGCCGCCCCCGGCCAACATGCAGCCCGTCGCGCAGACGGTGACCGTCCAGGTCGGCTGACGCGGCCATGGCACACGACCTCGCAATGGTCGGGTTGGGCATGGCAATCATGTTCGGCTGGACCGAAGCGGTTGCATGGCTGGCCCGGCGCAAGCGACGTCGGCGTGTCAATTGGCAGCCAGTCGTATCAGCGGTGCGCGTGAGTACCAAGTAACAGAAAGGGCGCCTTGAGCGCCCTTTATTTTTGACATCAAAGTATCAAGCCCTTGCGTCAAAGGCCATAATGCGCTAGTCACACAACCCAGGTGCATCATGCTCACTTCTGACAATCTGCTTCGCATCGCGGTTGCAAATGCCGATGGCAGCCCTGTGAACTTTGCCGGCCTGACACCCAACGCGAATCAGCTGGCTCTGGGGCCACGAGCTGAATTCTATGACCCCAACGCTTCGCCGCGCGTCATTTACCGCGTCAATAAGGCTGGCACAGGGTTTGAAACGGCTGCGGGGGGCGGCGGTATCACCGCTCTTAGCCAAGCCAGCGACTACAATGCAAACTTGGTGACGCCGCTGGCGGCGGTCACTGCGACGGCCAATGCAGCGCTGCCCGCCAGTCAGAAGGGCGTCGCCAACGGTGTTGCGGGGCTCGACGGTACCGGAAAGGTTCCTGTCGCCCAGCTTCCGGCCGCGATCGTCGGCGCGCTGAACTACCAGGGCACGTACAACGCCACCACGAACACGCCTGCCATCGTGGCCGGCAACAAGGGCTTCTTCTGGACTGTCGCTACGGCTGGCACATCGCTGGGCATCAACTGGCTCGTCGGCGACAAGGTCGTCGACAACGGCACGTCCATCGAGAAGATCGACGGCAACACGGGCGAAGTCATCACTGTCGGCGGCCAGTCGCCGAACGCTAGCGGCAACGTCTCGCTCGCACTCGCGAACCTGAG